TTCACGGTGCCGTCGCCTTCGCAGAGGTAGACGCTGATGTACTTCTGCGAGAAATCCACGACGATCTTGCCCAGGATCGGGTCGCTCATTCGCCACCCTCCATGTGCCGCAGATCCTCGGGCGTCTCAATCTGCCGCAGCGTGAACTGCGTGGGCTTCGTCACCGCACGCTCGTAGCGGGTGTGCTCGTCCCACCGGGCCTGGATCTCCTTGCAGGCTTGCGCGATCTCGCGGGGCGTGGGGTCGCGCTGGCGTTCGGGCTTGAAGCGGAACCGGCGATCGTGCCGGGGCGGCAGGTGGGCCACCGCTTTAAGGCGGATTAACTGGTCCTTCGTGATCGTCCAATGCGTGCAGATGGCGTACATCGACGAGTGCGATGCCCACTGAATCCGCAGCGTCTGGAAATCAATGGTCGCCGTCACGCCCGCCATCGGTCGGCTCCATCCAGTGCATGACCGTTCTCATCGACGGGTCGAGATACAACTTCTGCCCCGTCCGTTCCGTGATGCTGCGATGATAGCCAACGTGCTCGCAATCCTTTTCGCCGTCGTAGTGCCCCCGCAGGTACGCGAAGCTGTCGTAGATCGCCATGCCGCCGAAGGCGCTCACGACGGGCACCGGCGGCGATCCCACGGGCGGAAGCCACTGGTGCTTCCAGCCGCCGAGCCCGGCCGTGTAGTCGTCGAACGTGGAATTTAATCTCAACGCCCACGCATCGTACTGAACGAAACCGCGCACGAGTTTCGGTTGCTTGTCCTCGCCCATCGACATCACGGGGTATTCGATCAGCGAGACGCTCGCCATGCCGTAGGCATCGGGCGTATCGGCCAGCGCTCCCACGCCATGCAGGAAGCCCGAGTGTGACCAACCGCCCCACGCATCCCAATCCACGACCACCACGAAGTCGGCGTTGGCGTGGTGCTTGCGGACCCACTCTTGGCAAGCCGTGCGGTACTCAGCCAGGGCGATCGTGCGGCGGCCTGCGAACTCAGCCCCATAGTGCTCGCGGCCCAACGTGCGATCTCGGAAAGACGCCTGCCGGTGGGCACCGCAGAACGTCTCGAGCACCTCCACCGTGTCGTCTGCATTGTCGTTGGTCTCGACTCGAAGAGCCCACGAACCGCACGACTCGACCAGCTGCTCGAGCCGCCGCAGGTTCGCCCGCAGGTGCGGCCCGCAGTTGCGAGCCAAGCCAACGAAGACCACCGACGAGTCTTTCAAGATCGACTCGCCCGCCTCGGCAAGCCGCATGTAGTCGGCCGCGAAGTGCTGCAATGGGTAGATGAGGTGCTCGGGAATCTTCATGCGGCTTCCTTGCGTAGGTGGAACTCGATGTTCCCGTGCTGGTCGTGGGCCACATGCTCGATCACCCACCAGCAGGCCTTGGCCGCGAAGTAATACACGCCGTACTTGTGATGCAGTTCCTTGCGCCGGTCCCAGTAGTCGAACGTGCGCGGCGTGAAGAACCGCCGGTGCGTCGGGTCGGTGAAAGCGTTCTCGTGCCGGTAGTCGGGCACCCGCAGACTCAGGCTTCCGCCGGGGGCCAGGATTCGCCACGCCTCGTCAAGCCAATCCGGCACGTCCGCACGCAGGTGCTCCACCACGTCGTGTGCCACGATCATGTCGAACTCGTCGTCGGCCCACGGCCAAGGCAGCACGTCGAGGTCGTGGGCCACGTCCACATGCGGGCTGTGCGTCGTGATGTCGTGGTTCACGGCACCGTCCAGACGCGTGAGGCCGCAGCCAAGGTGCAGGATCATGCGATTCGCACGGTGGTCCGCGCCTCCTGGCCGTAAGACTTCTCCACCACGAGCTTCGCCACCTGCGAGTCGTCCTCGAACGCCACGCCGTTCAAGGCGTCGAGGGCCGCCTTCGCGCAGTTGTCCACGTCGAACCGTGGCAGCAGCGGTGCCCCCTTCCGCAGCCCCTTCTTTGTCAGGTGCGAGGCCGGGCGGGCGAAGACGAGATCGAGGATCACCGTGAGCGGCTCCGTCGTGATCGGCGTTGCCCCGGCCTCGAGGGCCGCCGCTGCGATGGCCGCCCGGTACGCATGCACCGGGTGTTTCCCCGGCACATACGCCCGAGCGAACCCGCCCCGCGTCGAGACTCTGGGCCTCGGCTGCGGCACGGGATCGCCGGGCACGGAGAAGGTCAACGGCTTCACGGTGTCCTCGCGGCCATGTACAGACCGACGTTCGCCGCCGCGTACCCCGCGTAGGCAATCGCCAGCCCGTGCTTGCCGTGTGCAGCCAGGTCGGCAGACACGAACAGGTAGATCACGCCGGTGAGTGCGATGAGCCAAGGGGCCACGGTTCACCTGTAGCGGATGACGGCGTACCAGCGGCGCGTAACCGGCGAGTAGGCGACGCCTTCCTCGACGATCACCCGTTTGCCGAAGTAGCAGCAGTTCCTTCTCGCGGCCTCGGGCGTGCTGCCCATGCCGATGCCTTCGGTCTGCGAGCACTGGCTATGCACGAGCGTGCCGCGCCGGGCGATGACGGTGGCGTGCTCCTGGGCGGAGATCACGGCCGGGCCACGCACGATGACCGTCTGGCCGTGGCAGAGCGATGCGGTGAGGGCGAACAGGACGACGAAGGCGAAACGCATGGCGTTGCTCCTGGGGTGAGTGAACCCCCGCAGGATGGCAACCGTGTCAAGCGTCAGGCTCGGCCCGTCGCTGGGCGAAGTGCCGCTCACGGCACTCCCGCGCCCGCTCTGCGATCTCGTCGGGCGTCGGGTCCACGATTCTTTTCCGGTACTTGCATACCCGATCCGGTATGCCGTGCTCGCGCCGCAGTTCGTGCAGTCGTTGCCGCCGGATGCCGAGGTGCGCCGCAATCACATCGGCGGGCACCCCGGCATCCCACATCTGGCGAAGCGTCTCTAGCATCAGTCCTTCGCCAACGGCATGATGACCCCGGTGCAGTCGCCGCAGCGCAGCACCACCGCACTCTGGGCGTCCACCGCCTCGACCTCGACGGGCTCGGCCTCGTCCACGCCCCGCAGGAACTCGACCACGAAGCCGGGGTCGAGCGCCACGCTCGCCGTAAGCCCCGCTTCCAGCAGCCCGCACGTCACGCTCGACTGACCCGCCTCGGCACTCTGAGCCGTCAGGTGAATGCCGTTCTCCACGAACGCGAACGTCACGCCCTTCGACTGCTCACTCGTCACGATGGCCGCCTGGCGAGTCGCTGCCAGGAGCTCGGCCCCGTTCACGAGCGTGGCCTTCGCGTCCCGCTCGGGGATCACGTCACGCCACCGGGGGAAGCGTCCCTCGACGAGCCGGGCCGTCACCACCGTGCCGTCGATGGTCGCCACCACCTCGCGGTCGGTGGCCTCCAGCTGCACCGCCCCCTCGGAGTGCGAGGCGATGCTGCTGATGGTCAGGATCGCCCGCGCCGGGATCAGCGTCGTGGAGTCGTCCACGGCCTGGTCCACTTCGATCCCGTAGGACGAGAGCCGCCGCCCGTCCGTGCCCACCAGCGTCACCGTGCCGTCTTTCACCTCGACGAGCACCGCCCTGAGGGCGAACCGGCTCGAATCGGTGTCCGTGGCGTAGGCCACCGCCTTCACGGCCCGCACGAACTGATCGGCCGGGATCCGGCAGATGGGCTTCACGGTGGGAGTTTCCCACTGCGGGAATTCCGCAGCGTCTTCCGTGGGCAGCGTCCAAGTGCCACCGCCCACGCTCACGGTGCAGGAGTTGCCGCTGGGGGCCAGCGTCACCTCGTCGCCCGATGCGGCCCCGAGGATCGCCTGAAGCCTGGCGAACGGGAGCAGCAGCGGGGCGTCGGTGTACGGCACCTCGGCCGACACCTGGAGTTCGAGATCACTCGCCGTGATCCCGCCGTTTGCCAGCAAAACGTTCAACAAGATCGGCTTCGGGCTTCGGCTTGGAACAGCGGCCCGCACCGCAGCCAGGGCGGCACGGAGCGTTGCGATCGGTAGGGAGATGCCACTGGCGCGAGACTGAGCCTTCCGTGGCTTCGTTGCTGTTGCGGTCATGGGAATCCTTTCGAGTTAAAGAGCAACCAACCAAAATGCCCAAGCAGAACGTGGCCGCGTTGGCCGCGATTCCTGCCGAGACAAGTACGAGATCGGAGAGCGTCATGCGGCACCGCCCTTCTGGCTCATCATCGACTTGATGTAGACCGCCATCTGGTGGGCTTCCGATTCGGTCTTCTCCAGCGTGGCGGCGTTCTTCACGAGCCGCGCGTGCAGTTCGCGGATCGTGTCGGCCGCCCACTCCAGCCGCAGCCGGGAGTCGTCGTCGATGGCGTCCAGCCATGCGGCCTGGGCGCAGAGATCCGCCACGATCAGCGGAGCCGGGGCCGGGTACGGGTTCTCACTCATCGACCACCTCCACGCTGCGGGCCTTGTTCGGGTTGCGGCGCAGGTAGCCCTTCTTTTCGAGGGCGTTCAGGTGGCACTGCACGCCGTTTGGCGAGGCGATGCCGTGGGCCGCTGCGATCTCTCGCACGGTCGGGGCGGCGAGGCGCGAGTTCTCACGAATCCAGTTGAGAAGCTCGCGTTGGCGGGCGGTCAGGGGCGGTCGGGCTGTTGCGGCTGCTGTTTCGGTCATAGGTTTTCCTCGTCCTTGAGTTTCAATCCTTCGGCAAGAGCGACGACCTCACGCGGTCGCCGGTATGGGGCGGCTTGGTACTGGTCTTTCCAGACCTTCAGGGGCGGCTTCTCCTCGGCGGCTTCTCGCCCTCGCTGTTTCTTGGCGTTGTCAAACTCACCCGCGAGGATGCGGTCAACGAACTCGAAGAACTTGGTGACGGCCAGCGGGTTCTCGAAGAACCGGCAGCGCGGCAGCCTGGCCATCGCCTGCCGGGCACGCTCAAGCCAGCCGGGCGAGGCCGCAAGATCGACCCACCCAGCGGGGGCCATCAGCGGCGTCCACTTGGCGGCCCGCTCGGTGGCGTTCCAGACAGCCAGGAAGCGGTCCCATTCCTCGGCAGCCCAGCCGGGATGCCCGAAGTCTTCGCCTGCGTCTCGCGTGCGGTGTGTGTGTTCTTCTTCCCGAAGGGAAGGTGGTGGTGGTGGTGGTGGTGGTGGATGGATAACGCTGCGTTCACGTTTGCTCAACGGTTGCTCTGCGTTTGCTCTGCGTTTGCTCAACGGTTGCTCTGCGTTTGCTGCCTTGGCCGCAGCCGCCTTCTTGGCCGCCTCGACCCGCTTTTCCTTCAGTTCGATGGCCTTGCCCCGGTGGGCCTCTAGCCTTTGGTTCCTCCGCTGGCCGTCGTCGCCAACGGGAAACTTGCCTTCGAGCATCGGCCAGACATGGCCAACGCCGGGGGAGAGCCGCTCAAGCTCTTGGAGCCCGGCAGGAAGGCCGTCCCGGTCCCACTGGATCATCAGCAGGGTGAGGTAATGCCCCTTCTCTTCCGCAGACCAGCCCAGCGTGGAGGTCAGGAAGTCCCTGACGTACAGCGGGAGGTAGATGTCCACTCGCATTTCACCGGCCATTATTGGCCTCCTCAACCATCTGGATTCGCTTCCCAATCCATGCCATGACCGGCACCGCCATGCTGTTGCCCAGCGCCTTGTAGCGCGGGCCGTCAGCGGCAGGCTTCCCTCGGTAGATCACGTCCGTGTATCCATCTTGAAATCCCTGGAGACGCTCGCACTCGCGAGGCGTCAGGCGCCTCACAGCCATGCCTTGAATGGCAACGCCCTCAACGGGAGTTCCGTTGCTACGCCATCCGCTGCCAGGGTTGCTACGAAGGGTTCCGGCGACTTCATCTGATCCGATGCATATGCCGACGCCTTGGTGGCTCCCGTCACTGTGCCCGCTCGCAGGAAGGCAATCAGTCCTGTCGCCGGTCATCCAGGCTGGCTGGTTGCTGTAGCCGCTGTAGGTAAAACCTTGGGCCACGACGGTCGTCGCCCGCGTGTCGCCCTGGTCAAAGCAGCTCATGGTCGGGCTGACTTCACCCGGCACCCATGTCTCGTCGTCGGTTGTGCTTTGGGCTCGCTTGGCTTTTGTGTAAGCCACGGCGTGATGATTCTCAGCCTGAAGTGTTGGGCACATGCCGACAGTTGCGTCGGACGTGCTCATGTTCTCCTTAAAGGCAATCGGGGCCGCGAGGAAGGTTTGCTGGTGCGTGCCTTGTAGGTTCAATGCCGTGGCACAGTCGCCTAGCTCGCGGACTTCCTCGCGTTGGTTTTGCGAGAATGCGACGAGGTTGTAGCACTCGTCACCGGCTGGGCCTCCGGTTCCTTTCGCCCATTTGCTGCTGACATTTCCAGCGATGCCTTCAGGGCTGGAGGTAATGCCTTGCCGCGTCGCTCCGCGCGTCGGAGAATGCCCGCACAGGCTTTCGCGCTCAAAAAGTACCGCTGCGGCACATCTCCAGTCTCGAGCGTGCGCGACAACGAACACACGGCGACGGCGCTGGGCGACTCCAAACCACTGAGCGTCCAAAACTCTGTAGGCGAACCCATACCCGAGTTTTGCCAGCGCCCCGAGGAAGGTTGCAAAATCCCGTCCTCCTTCAGATGACAAGACTCCAGGGACGTTCTCCCAGACAACCCAATTGGGACGAAGGACACCAACAAGCTGTACGAATCGAAGGGCCAAGTTGCCACGCGGGTCAGCCAATCCTCCTCTGAGGCCCGCGACTGAAAAGGATTGGCATGGTGTGCCTCCAACAAGAAGCTGAATGTTCCCTGCATTTTGAAGCATCTCCTCCGTGAGTTTTGTCATGTCGCCGAGGTTGTTGAACTTCCAATGGTGGTCAACCACTGCGGCCGGGAATGGCTCAATTTCTGATGTCCAAGCACATTCCCAGCCGAGTGGCTGCCACGCCACATGAGCCGCACCGATGCCATCGCAGACGCTGGCGTAACGCATGTGGCCTAGCGGCTTACGCCGCCACCTCCTCAAGTTCTGCGGCTTGGGTCCACTCAGGCAGCTTGCGGCGCACGCCGACGTTGTAGTACGTCAGGAATGCCGCCCCGACCGCCTTGTCGCGAGACCCGCCATGCATCAACTTGAAGGGCTTTGCCTGCCCCAGCACATGCGAAGGCGACTCAGCCGCCATCTTGTTGACGAGCCGCTTGATGTCCACGTCGCCTTGGTAGCGGTTCAAGAACAGAGACAGCCCGCCGACCATTGCTTGGTGGTAGGCGTTGTCATGCCCGCCGCCCCAAGACTTTTTCAACGTCTCCAACACCAATCGCAGGTGCTCAGGACCGCCACGCCGGAAAGCGTCGCGGCAGGCGTTCACGCAACTGATGGTTCCACCCTTGCGGCTCTGTGCCATGCCGGTCACGTTGAGCCCCACGCCGTTGATGACCCTCAGCATCTCAACGGCCTCTTCATTGCCCTCGGCCACAAGGGCCTTAAACAACTGGTGAGCGGACAAGTTGCGGCGGCGAGCCCGCTTCCTGAACAGGGCAGCCTCAAAGGCTGGCCCCGTTGACTGCACGACCTCGCAGGGAACGCGCTGGATGCCAAGTTTCCTTGCGGTGGACAGCCTTTGCAGACCGTCCACAGCCCAGTAGGAACCGTCTTCACGCTGGCCGACGAGAAGAAATCCGACCGCCTGGGGGTCATAATTCTTCTCCATGTCATTGACGTGCGGAACAATCATGTCCCGCTGGTACTCGGCCGCGACGTTGATCTGGTCAACGTCAATCATCCTCGTCTCTGGCTTTTGAAGGTGCATTAAGCACGCTCCTTTCTTTGCCATGAACCACCGAACAGCCCGACTCAACGTGAGGCGGGCATTTCCTACTTTGATCTGTACTCGTGCTCGCAACAGCCGGAGTCACTTGGAACAACGTGCCCGGTGCGCTCAATTGCTCCGGTTCTGCGCATTGCCGCGAGGCGCCTGTTCACCTGCTGCTCATTCAATCCGCAGCGTCTAGCGATTTCGCACTTGCCCGCCGGCCCCTGCGCGAGCGCCTGGATAATCCTCCGCTCATGCTCACCCTTGAACGCACGGGCCTCGGTGCCAGCGATCTTTGACGTGACCGGATCGGTGATGCGAAACAGCGGCAGCGTGTCGGTTGTTTCGGGCCAGTAGTCGCTCATGGGATTCCTTTCCGTGTATTGGCCGCGTCTCGTGCGGCATCCGGCCAAGTCACTGGCCGGGAGTTTTTTTGTTTGGGCCAGCCTCGGCTGCGGTGGATTTACGCGTCTCCCGCTTCGCCACCGCTGCCCTCTTGCGGGCTTCCCCCTGCGGCTGGGGCTGTTTCTTCTTTCGCATCTGCGTCCAACTGTCGTGCCACGCCATCGCCCGATCCTTTCTGTGATGCAAACTCAAGGGTGTTTCTGGCTGAGAGCAACGCCGACATCAGCCGATTCGTCCAGCGGTCATCCCACGGCGCGTCATCGAAGGCGTCGATCAGCAGCACGAGCCGGGCGTGGATCCACTTGGCGTGAGCCACGATCTGCTCGTCGGTGAGCATCGGCAGCGACGGCTTCTGCCGACGCTTGCCGCCGCCCTTGGCAGGGCGAGATCGGTGCGGGCCGATCCCACCCTGCCGGGCCTCGAACTCGTTCCACTCGCCAGTGCTCGGCGGGTGGCCTTCGTTGATGCGTCGAGTCATCGCGCGTGTGCCTCCGCGTCGATCTCCTCCGCGTCGAAGTGCTCCACGCCGTTGTCTTCGGCATCGACGTGCGTGATGCGGGCCACCTGCTGGCGGGCCTGCTGCACGTTCACGGCCACGTTCACGCTCGGCCGCATCCGGTCGGCCTCGTCTGGATCGACGATGCCGCTGAAGCCGAAGGCGTAGCGGATCGCTTGAATGGCGGCCTTGTGCCGCAGCATGCGGGCTGGCCACTTCTTCCACGGGTCCGTCCCCTGGCGGCACTCGGCCAGATACTCCGTGACCTCCACGGGATGGCTGCGATCCTTGCGATGCACCTGGGCGGTGATCGCCACCAGCTGCCCGTCGTCACTCAGGCGATCCACGAACGTGATGCCGTCGTAGGCCGCGTGGCTGTTGGCCATCGTCATCCACCCGTCGATGCCGACGATGGGCTGAATGCCGCCGCCACGTGTCGGGAAGGCGTAGATCTCCTTCGTGACGGGGTTCAGCCCGTACTCGTTGGCCACGAGCAGGAAGGCAGCGAACTGCTCCTTCGTCGCCTTGTCGCAGCCGCACGTCGCCCGCACCGTTGCCTCGAAAGCAGCGGGCTCCATGCCGAACTTCGTAGCCATCGAAAGCAGGATGCTCTTGCGGTCCTGCGTGTTTGCAATCTGCGTCGTCATTTGTGACGGTCCCTTTCTTTCCTTGGTGAAATCCCGCGTCCGCGTCCTGCCTCAGCGGGGCGATCCCTTCCGTGGCTTACCCGGTTCCACCGGGCTCCGTGTCTCTTGCGCGCCGTCTAATCCCTTGCAGGCGGGGTGTTCTAAATGGGGGGGGGGGGGGGGGCAATAGCCGTGCCATTTCCCCCGGGTTTTTTGCTAGTGCGTGATGTCCACGAGCGGCACGCGGAGCCAACTGCCGCCCACGTCGAGCACCACCATGTGGCCGTCGATCCACTCCACGCGCCCGCTCCACGTCTTGCCGCTGGTCGTGCCGCTGATGAAGTCGCCCACGGCGGGCTCGGCCGGTGCGGCGGTGTGGTCAGCCATCCCCGCCACGGCGGCGAGGTACTCGTGCTGGTGGGGGTCGGTACTGTACATCTGTCTACTGGCTCCTTTGAGGGTGGCGAAAATGTATTGACGGGTGAACTTCTGTCAAGTGGCATAGCGTCGGCGTTAGAACAAAATCAAAAAAAACTGGTGGCTGCGGTCAGGATCATGTCGATTGCGTCGTGGACGAAGCGGGCGAGCTGCGTGTCGTGGCCGAGGTCTTGGCCCAGGCGGACCAGCACCATCGACTCAAGAGCTCGATCCCAGTTGATGCGTTTCATGTTTGCTTCCTTGCAAGTGTGAAAGGTGCCACCCTGTTTGCGGCTGTCGGCTGGCCGGGTGGCCCCGCCTTGTTCGGTTTACCAACCGGGGTTGAAGGGAGCGCCGCCGATTCCGATCAGCCGCATACCCCAGTTCGGCAGCGTGAAGGCTTGCATGTGGTCGAGCACCTCGGCAAAGCAACCAGAGAAAAACTTCTTGTCGCCTTCGTGGTCGGTCACGATCCAACCGCCATTCCGCGAATCGTGCTCGGCCTTCCAGACTTGGGTGATGCCTTCGGCGTCGTAGGCCAGCTTGATCGTCTTCATCGTTTCGTCTCCCAGTTGTCGGCCGCGAGTCTCAATCGCTCGCATGGCCCTATTGTAGCGTCGGCGTTAGAACTAGCAAGGGGTGAGAAATTATTTTTTTCGACCCGGTTTTTCCCGTAAAAATCGCTAGTTTCGGGAAAACTTGCCAGGACGGCCGCCGGTTCCCCGGTCCCGCTTGGCGAATCGGAGCACCTCGGCCTCGTCAAAAACGAGGGCGGTAGGGGCGGCGTGCCACGAGTCCAGCCCGCCTTTGTCGCCCCCGAGCAGGGCCAGCTGGCGCACCCTGCCCATCGAGACGTTGAGGATCTTCGCCGCCTCGGCTGTGGAAATCAGCTTTTTCCCGGTCGGGAGTGCCACGGTAATCATGCCCTTCAATACTAACGCCGTGGCAAGCGGTGTCAAAGGGGCGCGATCCGGTTGCCAGCATCGCCTTTCCCGCCCGATAATCGGGCGGTGAACAAGGCATCCAGCGGAGGGCACTCCCGCTGAAGTTTTGTATACTAGTGACCGAAGGACCACGGAAAGCGAAAGGAAAGGCCATGAAACTGCGAGAGTTCCTGCACGAAAGATATGCGATCCTCCACAATTTGAAAGCCCGCAGCGTCGAGCTCTACACGTTCTCGATCGACCGCTTCGGCGACTTCCTCGAACGCGAGCCGGAACTGTCTGACTTAGAGGATCTGACGGTATCCAAGTTCCTGCGGTGGCGGGCGGTCACGCCACACAAGGGCAAGATCGCACGCCCGGCATCCGTGGCAAAGGACAAGTGCCAACTGCTCGGGCTGTGGAACGCAGCCGCACGCAAGCGGTTGGTGGAGCACTTCCCCGATCTGGCCCGCAATATCGTCCGCGTTCCCCACCGACCGCCCCAGGCGTACACGGTGGAAGAGATCAGCCGCATGGTGCGGGTGGCCAAAACCCGGCAGGGGATGGTCGGCCCGGTCCCGGCCGCGTGGGTTTGGCCGACGCTTTTGATGTCGTGCTACTTCACCGGGGAGCGCATCGGCAGCCACCTCGAAGTGCGCTGGCAGCAGATCGACTCCACCCGCCGCACGGTCACGTTTCTCTCGGAACACCGCAAGGGGCTTGGGCGCACGATTACGCGGGCGATCACGCCGCAACTGGTTCAGATGCTCGACGCGGCCCGTCGCGGTCCTGACGAGCTTGTATGGCCTTGGCTGGAACACCGCGAGATCGGCTCGCTGTGGCCACGGATTCGGGACATATGCCTAGCGGCAGGCGTAACGCCGAAGGGCTTCCACGCCATCCGCAAGGCGGCCGGGTCCTATGTCAAAGCTGCTGGCGGCGATGCCACGGAGTTCCTGACGCACGCGGACGGGCGAACGACCAAGGACCACTACCTCGACCCGAAGATCGTGGGCGAGGCGTCGGCCTTGGATTTCCTGCCGCCGCTCGACATCAACTGAACCGGGCACGGAAGGGAGGCTAGGCACGGAAAGGAGACGTGCCTGGCCTGCAACCTTCCGGCCCGGCTCATTGTTCCGCTGGCCTCGGCAAGTTCTCGCGCGCCGCGATGATCGCCAGCAGCCGCTCACGCTCTTCGAGCAGCCGCCCGATCATCCTGGCCGCCGTGCCGTTTGTGGCCGTCCACGAATTGGAAGGCCCGTGGCGGCCCACCCAGAGCCACGCCTCTTGGGCCTCGTCCTCGGAGTAGGGCACGCGGCGGTCAGTCACTCGTGCTCCTCTTGGAAGAGCAAAAGGGCCAACAGGCTGTAACTGGCCAGATCGAGCAGGTTGTCCTCAACCGACTCGTGCGGAAGGTTGCCCGTCTTGTTGAAGACCGCCAGCCGCGTCACCTTGTCCGAGAGCCGCACCATCGCTCCCTGCCACGCCGGGATGCCGACGAACTCCGCACCGCGCCGGATGTTGAGCAGCGGGTCGGTGCCATCTGGGCAGCCGTACCCCGCTGACTTGGACAAGTGGAGCTTTCGCAGCGTGTCGAGCAGGTCGAAATACTTCTGGCTCGTGGGATGCACGTCCTCACGCATCACGCCATCACCATTGAGTCGGTCGGCCACGGTAATCATCCCTTTCTGTTCCCTTCGCTGACGTGCATTGATCGCAGCCCGCCATCGGGGCTGTAAAGAAATGTTTCGCATGCCTGTCTAGCCCCGAGGAATCCGTTGGCTGAGTGCCAATCATCCGGCGGGCAAATCGTTGGGGCCGTCCGCACGATCACGCCGTCGAGCGTGTCGAGCGGCTTGTTGTGCTCGGCCGCCTGGTGGTGCAGATGCCCCGTGTGCCATTCGCGGTACGTGCTGCGGCTCCACGCCTCGCGTTGCTCTAGGGCCATGATCTGCGGGAGCTTCCGCTTCGCCTTGTGCCCGTGCGTGAACCCGAGCAGGTTGCGCCCGTGCGTGAGGTATTGCCGCGAGAGGAAGTCGGGCTTGATCGTCACCGCCTTCGAGCCACGGAACCGCTCCACGAGAATCCGCTGAAAGGCCCACGTCAGCACCTCGTCGTGATTGCCGTTCACGATCACCACGTCGGTAGGGGCCGAGGCGGCCGACCGCTCGACGATGCCGAGCAGCGAGTCGCAACCCACCTGAATCATCTTCTGCAATCGCCCATCCCGCTCCAGCGGCGTGCCGCCGGTTGTCGTGCCGCTCGGCGTGTCGTAGTGGAAGAGGTCGCCCAGGAACGCGATCGTGCGGCGCGTGGGCTTGTGGGCATCTCCCACCGCCACCAGTTCGGCCCCGGCTTTGCCCACGAGCTGCTCGGCTAGGTCGAGGTCGTAGTCGCTGCCGCCCGTGGTCTTGCTCCACGAGTATGCCCCGAAGTGCGTGTCCGAAACGACGAGCACCTGCCAAAGGCCGTCTGCCTTGGGCGCCTTGACGGTTTTGGTCAAGGGCTTGCGGAGCGTCTTCTTAGCGGCGTCGATCATCGCCTCGACCACTTCGATGGTGGTCGGCCCGCCCTTCGGCTTGAGTCGCACGAAGACGCGGTGTAGTTCGATGGTGCCGCCGTCGCCGTCGCCGCACTCCCACTTGGTCGCCTCGCTGGCGGCGACCTCGAAGCGGGTCATGTCGGCTTCGATGTGGCGAAGCAGATCCTCCACCGTCTTGATGCGGCGGCTCGTGGATCGGGCCTCGAGCGAATCGCCGTCCTGCCGCTGCGTCACCTGCTCGGCATCGGCGGCAGGCTTCGCGGGCGGGAGCTTCGACGCCACGGAAGCCGCTAGCGTTTTCCGTTTAGCCACTGAATCACCCCTTGGAGTCCGCTTGTTTTCCAGCCCCGCTCTCGTGCGGCGTCGATGATCGCACGAGCGAAGGCTGTCTTCTGGTGCGTCGCGTGATCGAACGAAGCCCGCACCGCTTCCAGTTCCGCTTGGGCCTCGGCTGGCAGCCGCTCAAACCACGTCCCGAATCCAGGGCTGCGGTTCCGCGTCCGAGCCAGCACGTCATCGAGCAGGCTTGTCGGCTTTCTTGCCACGGGGCTTCCCTTTCGGCTTGGGCTTCGCAGAACGCCGCAGGACCATGTTGCCGTCGTCGTCCAGCGTGAACGGCGGCGAGGCGTCGTCGTCCTCGTAGTCGAGTTCGGCGAGGTTAGGCTTCGCTGCCTTGGGCGGCTTTCGGGGCATGGCTATCCCTTTCGCCAGCCACCGTAGCCAGAGCGTCAAGCGCCGCCCGCCTAGCGTTGGCAATCGCCCGCCGGATCAGGAGTCGGCCCGCCACGTCGAGAAACGGCAGGCCCCGAGCCGTGGCTTCTGCACGCATCACAGCCAGCACCTCTTCGATCCGCTCGGGCTTGCTGCACTCGTCTGGCCCCCAGGCGTCCATGTCGGCCGCCTTGGCGCGGCAGGCGCAGTTTGGCGTCGGCTTGATGCCCAAACGCTTCAGGAGCTTGGAAAGTTCGGTGCCCGGGCCGCCCGCAACAAGAGTGACGCACGTCGCCTTAACAAGAGGTGACGAGACCCATCGCCCGCACCTTCGGCAGTGATTCGTACCGTCAATGTCACAAAGCATTAGAAGTAAACACGCACGGCATTGACCCTAAGTTTGTCAACCGGGCCTTCGACAACAAACGGCCCGGTTCTGAACGTGTAAGGCAAGGCGACATAGGCAAAGTCAGGCAAGTCGCCTTTGTTCGTGAAGATTTCCGGGAGTGCCGATTCATCAACCATTTCGCATCTTTGCACGACCGACCTGTTCAATCCTGAACCGGCGCTGCCACCGTCCGCATCGGCGCACAATTCCTGAAAAGTGCTTGGGCTTGTGTGCCTTCTATAAAGTTCGGGCCAGAGTATGCGAAGGCTTGCCGCGAACGATCCAGCGGTCCTGGGAAAACCAGGGCATTCTAAAATTACCCGTGCGAAATAGTTCTGCCCGTCGTCCCTGCATTCATTCGTTGCGCCGCCGAAATCAGTTGTCCACCACGCCACACCCGCAGCCGTGAAGGTCTTAGTAAGCGACCATGTGCCAGTTATTTTCGACAAGTTTGCGCCGCTTGCGTCATACAAGTCAGGAGCCAGCAAAAAGTTGGCAACCCAGTCATACCCCTCAAGTTCGATTTCAACGGCTGTCGCATCAAGGAAGTTGATGCAGTCAACGCAGCTGTCGCTAATGCAACACGGCGAACAAGGTGCGCCTAGCATCGTCATATCAGCACTGCGCGGCGATCAGATACCACGCCGTCCCGTCTTTGCCTATTGCGCAATTCCGAAGACTTGATGTCACCGTTGTGCCAGTAATCGCAGCAAAGAGATTGACCGCCGCCACTGTGTTCGGCGTGCTCGTCTGATTGCGGAACGTCACCGTCTTCGTGGCGTTGATCGCCCACGCGCCGGTGAAGGTGCAGACGCGGAAGGTCTTGCTGACCACGCCGGGGGCAGAGCCAAACGTCAGGCCCGGCTGATCCCGTTCGCCACCCTCGACGGTTCGCACCACCTTGGCGATCCGCTCCGCAGCGGGCCGCGTGAACGTGACCCGCTCAGTCTTCGCCGGTTTGCCGTCTGCCTTGCGGGAACCTCCGTACATGGCTGCTCCGGTCAGGATGTCGGCGGCGTGCCGAAGTAGCCCGTGAAGGCGACCTCGCGATTCACGCGACGCTCAAGAATGGTGGGGGCACCGGAGCCGGTGAAGTCGCTGTTGAAGTTGATGCTGCCGTCTGAGTTCAGCGCCATGACTGACGCGGACGGAATCTTTTCTCCTTCCTCTGAAAAGACGTAGCACCGCTTCTTCTGGCCGCCGCTGGTGTAGTTCCATCCGACGTTAGGCAGGTAGAGCTTGTACCCGCTCGGCTTGTAGGAAAGTTCGGCCGTCACCTGCCAATAGGTGACCTGCAGGCCGTTCACCACCTCGGTGGTCTGCTGGGCACTGATGCCGTTGCATAACCATTGGTGGGCAGACGCACCGGCGTAGCTGTCGGAGTTCACACAGCCCGTCACGGCAATCGCCGTGGCCATTGGGAATGAGGCACGGTTGCCCGAGACCGAGACGCGAAGCTCGCCTTCAATAGCCTGCGCTCCTTCGATGATGTCGCCAGCCGTGTTGATGAGCGGCTTGATTGTGCCGTTTCCGCTGCCGTCGTAGTAGCGGAACGTCGGCACCGACAGGCCGCTCGTAGAGACCGACCAAACATCAGCACGCGAGAGCGGGCTTGCGTTGTAGTTGGATGTGCCCGAGGCGGGCGTCTCGTAGCTGTACGTTGCTTCCGCGTGAAAGCGGTCGGTCTCCGTCACCTGCCCGTTGTGGCAAAGCAGGTACGCATACTCTGGGTGGGCAGTGCCGTGAAAGATGCCTACTGCGGCCAAGATGTCCTGCGTGCTAGTCGCACCGTCAAGCGTCAGGGCGTATTTGATCTCGGCCGTAGGGCTTTCGCCAAACTTGTGCGAGAAGGTGCGCGGCAGGATTTCGCGGTAGGACAAGACGGCCATCACGCCCCCAAGATTTCTACGGGGATTGCCCCGGTGGCGGCGATTGCCTTGCGGATTTCTTCGAGCTTCGCCAACTGGGCACGCCGCTGCTCCAAGGCCGGGTCTTGGCGGCCGGTGGCCATCGCCAGCAGTTGCGATGCCCCCTCCTGCGTGCGCACGTCTGACACCTGCAAAGCGTTCGCAGACGGGCGGGCCAACTCGGCGGCGATCTCCCTGCGGATGGAGATGCCCTCGGCGGCCAGATTGCGGAGGGCGTTGCGGGCCTCGCCGCCGTCGATCAGTCGCTTGTTGAACTGATCGCGGACAGCCTTGAACTGGTCGGCAATCGTGGCGGCTGGCTTTATGAGGTTCGTATCGACGCCGAGCGCCTGTCGCTGCCGCTCGCGGTCCTGGGCCTTCGCCTGCTTCGTGGCTTCGCCCGCGAGCCGCAGCCGCTCTTTGGCGTCGGCAATGCTCTTGGCGTCGTTCGTCCGCTTTGCCTCGGCCAGCGCATCTTCTGCCGCCCGCAGTTCCTGGCCGATTGCCAGCAAGTCCTTATTGAGTTGCAGGCGGCTCTTCTCGGCATCGGTGAGCCCGGCGTTCGCCAAGTCGGCCACGCGCCGCCGGGCCTCTTGGGCGGTGCGAGCGGCAGCGTCGGCCGCAGCCCTGGCCGCATCCGCGTCGGCCCGCCTCGCGTCTGCCTGCTGCCGCAGCGTGTCGCTGAACGTACGGGCCGCACGGTCCACCTGCTGAATCGCATACTTCTGGTAGATCGTCTCAGCGTTGGCGTCGCGGGCCAACTCGGTCAGCCGGTCAAACTGCTGGAGCACTTCGACGGGCACCTGGCCCAGGCCGCCGAGTTCCTGCGCCAGCTGCTTGATTGCCGACTCAGCCTGAGAAAGCGAGTTCTGGGCGAACTCGGTCACGTTGAGGTCTGGCACCTTCAGCGCGTCTTTTGCCCGCTGGCCGAACTCCTGCGTGCTCGCGGTCGCCGCCCGCATCTGCTCTTGGTATTTCTTGATCGCAACCTGTGGATCTTCGACGGCAATCGTCACTTCCGCCCCGGCCTGCTTGCTGGCGAGCGCCCACTCCAGCGCGGCACCAGCCAACAGCCCGAAGCCCACCACGAGCACGCCGATGCCAGTGCTGGCGAGCGCCGAGCGGATCGAAACGCCCAGGGCCACCGTGGCCGTCGCCGCCGTGCCAGCCGCAGCCGAGTAGCCGAAGGCCGAAGCGGTCGCTGCCGCGAAGAATCGCCCGAGGTTGGCAATGCCAGCCGTCACGACTTGGCGATTGATGAACGCTAGATACCCGCCGATGGCCGGGAGGATGTTGCCAGCCAGCGGCAGGGCCGCCGTGGCCACAAGCTGGAACGCAGCGGCGAGGTCAGAGATGGCGGCCGACACAGCCGAGGCCACTGCCTTCACGTCGATGGCGGCAATGAACGAGGCGGCATCCTCGGCCGCCTTGGTGAGAGACGGGGCCAGTTCCGCCAGCACGCGAGCCGAGAACGCTTGGAGCGTGAGTTGGGCTTTCTGGAGCGAATCATCCAGCGTGGCAATGCCTGCAGTCTGCTGCGGGCTCAGCACGATCCCGAGCCGCCGCGCCTCAGCCGTCATCTGCTGAAGGTAGCCAGCCCCCTCTTGGAAGATGGGCACGAGTTCCACGCCGCTCTTGCCGAACAGGCCGACCGCAGCCGCTGCTTGCTGTGCCGGGTTGGGCAGTCGGCTAATTGCCGCCACCACCGCATCGAAAGCCTGCTCTGGCCGCAGCTGCGACAGGTCGCGCACCGACAAGCCGAGTTCCGCGAAAGACTTGATTGCCGTGGCGTTGCCCGTCTGGGCCTCGCCCAGGTTCACGGTGAGTTTCTGCACCGCCTTGCCGAACGTCTCCAGAGAAACGCCCGACTGATTCGCAGCCAGCGAGTAGCCCTGGATGATCTCGGCAGAGATACCGGTACGCTTCGAGAGATCGTCGATGCTGGCCACCGCACCGGCTGTGCCGCCGATGAACTGCTGAAATGCCCCGGCCGCCGTCCGCACCGTGGCGATGAACGCTCTCGACAGTTCAATTGTCTTGAGTGTCGAAACGTCCTGCTGCGTCTTCTTGGCGGCGTAGCCCAACTTCTGCAACTCGACCACACCGGCATTGATGCCAGCCGACATCTGCGTGGCCGATGCCGAGAGTTGAAAGCCAAGGCCGATGGTTGCCATTACTGTTCAAACTTCTTGAGGTCTTCCGCCATGCGGCGGATGGTGTCGCGGATCTGCGATGGATGCTTGGGGGCTCGGTCTTCGATCGGGATGAACGCTTCTGGGTCGGGTGTTTGCTTGGAGTACGGGGCCAGCACCGACGAGACAATCATGCCGGTCTGCTGCCAGGGGTTGTCGAGCGGGCGAAACCATCGCGTGTATGCGATCCACTGCGAGAACTCACGCGAGTCCATCGCGTCGATCTCTTCGATGGTTTTCTTGAGGTGAGACGCCAGGGCGAACTTGAATTGCAAGGTCGGCCTGGCGTTCATTCCCCCGCGAGCTTCTTGATTTCCTCCTCGGTCAGGGCGTTGTGCTTCAGGGCCGCATGCCACAGGCGGTGCATCACGTCGGCGCTGCGAGACTTGAGGGCCGCCACGCCTTCGTCGCCGGGATAGAGCAGGTTGCCAGCGGCGTCGCAGAGCGTGCGGCTAAGGAGTTCCGAGCGGAAGTCAGGGATCGCCTTGCCGTCGCCTTCGAGCAGCTTGATCTCGTAGGAATCGCGGTCGCCCACGCTCATCAGGCGAATGCACACCTTGCCGTCGCCGCCGAGTTCGGGGGCTTCCACGGTGATGATCTTGGCGTCGGTTGCGGCGTCGATCTGTTCTCTGGTCAGCGGCATGGTTCACCTAGTAGGAAAGTTTGAGCGTGACGTTGTAACGGGTCACTCCGTTCACTTCGCTGGCCACGCTCATGGACTCCCATACTGCATAGGCAGTCAAGGATTGGCCGCCGCCAGAGATCACCACCTGGGCTCGCGTGTTCCAGAGCGCGGTAGATGTGTTGGCTGGGCCGAGACACTCAACTGTCACAGAGCCTGGCGAGTCTGTCCACGCGACGTTTCGCCCCTTGCCATCGCCGCCGTACGACCACGACAGGCCGGTGACCTCTTGGAAGGCCGTGCCGTTCCATGTCACGCTGATGCCTGTGCTGTAACTCGCCACGGGAAGCCCCCTTGGCGGTTAGGCAACCTGGAACGATGCCGAGCCCTTGATGGCGTCGTTCGTGGCAAGCGTGATGGTGGACGACTTGCAGGTGGCACCGGCCGAGAGCGTGATGCCACCAGCGATCACCAGCGTGCCGGTCGAGCCCTGCGCGATCGGCGTGGCCCCAGCGTTGGCGAGGTAGTCGATGGTCACTTCCTTGCCCGTGTCGCCCGCCGAACCCTTCAGGGGACGCGACATCGTGGCGACGGTCGCGCCGGTCGTCTGCCCGAGGTGCGACACGTCGATGTTGTCAGTCGCGTTGTTGTCCGCAATCGTGTATGTGATGTTCGTGACGGTGTAGCCCACGCCTGCAAACGTGAACGTCGAACCGGAACCATCGTGCGGAGTGGCGGGCATGCTTTATGTCTCCTAGCTTTCGATCCAGAACGTGTCGTACTGCTGGGTGATCTGATAGGCAGGCGGGAGTTCCGCACCCGCCAGCGTCACAAAGTCGTCGGACTCCTGTTCGAGCGACGTTTGTTTCACTTCCGTATTGTTCAAAGTCCCCCCGTAGCCATCCAGAACCGACCGCATCGCATCCGCCACTTCGCGGGCCTGCTCGTAGGTCGCCCCGTAGATGCTGTATTCCACGCTCGTCACGGGCATGC